GTCAAAAAACCCAACTTTCTTGCTTGGCTGGGCGGGCTGGACAATGCCGGTAACTTCGGAAAGCTACGAAGCCCGCAAACGTCGCGAGACGGAGCGGCAGCGGAAGATGTCCGAAGCCGGTCGGGACATCGGGGAAATGCCCCCGCCCAAGGACCCGGCGAGACGCGCCGCGGGCCTCGCGTCGTTCACGGATTTCCGCCGGACCTACTTCGCCGATGCGTTCTACCTGGCGGACTCTCCCGACCATGTGCTGGTGTCGCGTCAGATCGAGGACGTGACGCTCAATGGGGGGCTGTCGGCAATCGCGATGCCTCGTGGGTCGGGTAAGACGACGATGTGCGTCGCGGCGGCGATGTGGGGCATCTTGCAGGGACGACATCGGTACGTGGTGGTCGTCGGAGCGACGCAGGGACACGCGGAAAACATCCTTGCGTCGATTGCGATGCAGATCCGGTCGAACGACCTGCTGTTGGCGGACTTCCCCGAGGTGTGCCTGCCGGTGCGAGCGTTGGGCGGGGTGAAGCAACGGCGATTGCTGTACGAGGGGCGACCCATCGAAATGCAGTTCGGGGCGGACCGGATCGTGATGCCGTCGATCCGGGGGTCTCTCGCTGCCGAGGCGACGATTGACGCGGTCGGGATCACGGGGGCGATCCGGGGGAAACAACGAGCGTTCGGCGACGGCCGGGTGTATCGCCCGACGCTGGCCATCATCGACGACCCGCAGACGGAAGAATCGGCGGGGTCTCAGCAGCAGATCGAGGACCGGGAACGGATCATCAATTCGGCGATCCTGGGGCTGGCTGGACCGGGGCAGCAAATGTCCGCCCTCGCGCCGGTGACGGTCATTGCCCCCGACGACTTGGCCGACAGGCTGTTAGACCGGCAGCGGAACCCGCAGTGGCGGGGGATCAAGACGCGGATGGTGCTGCGGTGGCCGGACGAAGCCGCGGAAGCTCTCTGGTCGGAATACATCGACGTGCTGTCGGAATCGCTTCGCAAAGACCAAGGGCTACAGCCGGCGGTCGATTTCTACCTCGCGCACCAAACGGCGATGGATGCGGGATTCGAGGTCGCTTGGCCGGAGCGAAAAGAGCCACTGGAGGTCTCGGCACAGCAGCACGTCATGCACCTGCGTTTCCAGCGTGGCGAGGCTGCATTCGCCGCCGAATACCAGAACGAGCCGTTGAGGCCCAAGGCCATCGCCGTGTCGGCGGTCTCGGATGCGTTGCTGGCGGCCAAGTGCAACGGGCTGGAGCGTCACGCGGTGCCGTCCGCCTGTACGCACATCACGGCCTACGTCGACGTGCAGCAAACGACGCTTTGGTACGTGGTCTGCGCGTGGGAGCCGTTTTTTACCGGGTACGTCATCGACTACGGGACGTTTCCCGACCAGGGGCGCGCCTACTTCACCTTGGCCGACGCTCGCCGGACCTTGCAGGATGCGTACCCCGGTCGCGGCCTCGAAGGAACCCTATACGCGGGCCTTGAGGCGTTGGTGAACGGGATCGCGGGCAAACAGTGGACCCGCGCGGACGGGATCGCGATGCGGGCCTCGCGAATTCTCATCGACGCCAACTGGGGCAAGTCGACGGGCACCGTCTACCGGTTCGCCCAACAGACGCCGTTTGCCGCGCTGGTCATCCCGTCGCACGGGCGTGGGATTTCGGCGAAGTCTTCCCCGATGGAGTCGTGGCAGAAGCGACCCGGCGAGGAACACGGGCAAGGCTGGATCGTGTCGTCGGTGCGCGAGGGCCGAAGCGTGCGACACGTCAACATCGACACGAACACTTGGAAGACGTTTGCCGCGCAGCGATTTGCGACTCCGATGGGGGACAAGGGGTGCTTGTCCGTGTGGGGGCACAAGCCCGAGGCGCACCGGATGCTCAAGGACCATTTGACGGCCGAGGTTGCCATCGAAACCTCGGGGCGAGGGCGTGAACTCACCGAGTGGTCGCTGCTGCCGGGGCGTGATAACCACTGGTTCGATGGGTTGGTCGGGTGTCACGTTGGGGCCTCGATGTGCGGCATCCGCCAATTCGAGGCGAGTGGGTCCGCAGTCGGGGACGGTCCGAAGCCGTTCGTCATTCCCCCCCATCTCCTCGTGGGGCGCGTGGTATGAAACAACAGTCGTTGCCGCTACAACTGCCTCCGCTCGGTATTAGATGCCCGGATTGTGGCAGCACCGAGAGCGAAGTAACTCGCACCGTGAAACGTGCTGGCACCATTCGCCGCGAACGTCGCTGCCTCAACCCGAAATGTCGTCGCTTGCTGCTGACGACGGAGCAACTTGGACCGGGACCTAGAACCGGCGGGGCTGCAAGGTAGGTCGCGTGGACGGATACGGGTAACGGAACATCGTGAGAAGTCGTTTTACTCGCGCAAGGCAAGATTGTCTTAGATCGCACTATCGGGATGATTGCCGTCGATCCGGCTGATCCCCGGTCGCTTGAATGCCCGTGCAGGGGCTGCACCCTCTGCGCGGGCATTCTTTTATGTCGGACTCTCTGGCGAGCCAGATTGAGACGCGAGCGGCGGGTGCGGTCTCCGTGTCGGTTGACGGGCAGACGGTCACCGAGAGATCGCTTACCGAACTGATCGAGGCGGATCGCTACCTCGCGTCGCGCAATGCGATAGCGGGCGATCGCGCTGGCGGTCTGCGGTTCGGCCAATACACGCCCCCCGGTCCTCTTGGGGGGCATCAGTCGTGAGTTGGTTTTCTCGTGTCATCGCCACGGTGTCGCGTTCGTTCGCTCCGGTGTTCGGGCGAGTGCAGGCGCGCTTCGAGGGTGCGCAGACGACGGGGACGCTGTCCAATCACTTCGCCTACGCGGATTCGATGGACGCTCGGGCGTCGCTGTCGCCGCAGGTGCGTTCCGTGCTGCGGAAGCGGATGCGGTACGAGGACGAAAACTGCTGCTGGCTGAACGGGCTGTTGACCACGGCTGCAAATCACATCGTCGGGAACGGCCCGCGGCTCCAGGTGCTGGTCGAGGACCGTGTCGCCGGTGACCGTCTGGAAGCGGCGTGGGCCGAGTTCGCGAACGCCATCGGTCTCGTCTCGGTGCTCAAGACGGCAGTGCGAACGGACTGGCGGGATGGGGAGTGCGTCGGCCTGCGTCGTCGCGCGGATGTCCACCCGGAATTCCGTATTGTGCCGCGCCTGTACGAAGCCGAACAACTCGGGTTGCCGTGGCAAGCGGTGACCGACCCGAACATTGACGACGGCGTCGAAGTCGATTCCGAGTCGGGCCTGCCGGTGCGGTATCACATTCTGCGGCAACATCCGGGCGCAAACTACGCTTGGGGTGGGTCGCTGGAAGGCGATTGGTACGACGCGAGTGACGTGATTCACACGTACCGCGCGGATCGTCCCGGCCAGTTGCGGGGCGTGTCTCGCGGGGCGTCCGGGCTGGTCGATCTTGCGACATTGCGTCGATTCGAGCGTGCGACGCTGATCGCCGCCGAGAACGCGGCCCGGTCACCCGAGACCATCGAGACCGCTGGCGCCGCGGGGACTCCGTCGTCGAGCCAGTCGGATTTCTTCCAGATCAACTTGCCGGACGGCGGGGCGACGTTCCTGCCGCAGGGGTGGCACCGAAACTCGTTCAAGCCCGAGCATCCGGCGACGACTTACGAGATGTTCACGCGGCAGCAAATCACGAAGTGGTGCCGTCCGTATTGCATGCCGTATCACATCGCGGTCGGATCGTCGCGCGAGTCGAATTACTCGTCGGCGGTGCTCGACCAGTCGATTGCGTGGGTGGCCGAGGTCACGAGCGAGCAACGGCGATTCGAGCGACAGTTCGTCGAGAAGCTGTTCCGCTGGTTCCTCGACGAGGCGGTGTTCGTTCCGGGCTTGCTCGACGGCCTGCCGGAGATCGAACGCATTCCGCATGCGTGGCAGTGGGACCCGCCACCGACCGGGGACGAATTGGACCGGATCAAGGCGGCTGTCGCTCGCGTCGATGCCGGTCTGTCGGCCCCCTCGACGGAAGCGATGTTGCTCGGTCGCGATTTCACCAGCGAGGAACGCCGCGCCGCTCAAGACTATGGGGTGACGCCCGGTCAATTGCGGATGCTCCGGCTGTCGCTCAAGTTTCCGTCGGCGTCTGCGGGTGTGCCTGCCGATCCGGCTGCCGGTGTCGCGAGCGCGGCCCCCGGTGGCGAGTTCGGCGGTCTCGGTCGTCGACAGTGGCAGAACAACGTCAAGGCCGTTCGGGATGTTCTGAACGAGGCCATTGCCGGTCGGTCGTCGCGTGCTGCCTCTGCTGCGTTACTGGAGACCCTGGGCCTCGCGCCGGAGCGTGCTGCCGCGTTGCTCGATGATGCGTTGTCCGACGGTCGTGTTGACGACACCGAGGTCGCCCAAGCGTGCGGGGTGCTGTCCCTCGAAGCGGCGGCGACCGTCACGACGCTGAACGGTCCGGCTGTGGTTGCGTTGTCGGCTGCGGAATCTGGCAAGGCTCGGCGGTTCGACATCTTGGCCTACACCGGCGGAAAGCTGAACGTCTCGGGCGCCCCCCTGCCGGTCGTCGTTGACCTGTCCGCGCTCACGGTCGCGCAGAACGTGCCGATCCTGATCGATCACACGAAGTCGGTCGAAAGCACGCTTGGGCAAGTCGAGGCCGTTGAGAACGACGGGACGACGCTCCGGCTTCGCGGGTCCGTGACGGGGGCCTCGCCGAAGTGCCTGCAAGTGCTGGCGCAGGCGGACAAGGGCCACAAGTGGCAGGCGTCAATCGGCTGCAACTACGAGGGGATCGAGATTCCCGCCGGGCAGGTCGTCGCCGTCAACGGTCAGCAGATCGAGGGGCCGTTCATTCTCGCGCGATCGGCTGAGTTGCGCGAAACCAGTGTTCTCCCGATGGGGGCGGACAGCCGCACCACGGTGAATCTTGCGGCGGCTGCCGCGCTTTCAGGAAAGGCAAACGCCATGACTTTTGAGGACTGGTTGAAGTCGCTGGGAATGGACCCGGCAACGCAAACGCCCGAGGCTTTGGCCGCGCTGCAGAAGGTCTACGACTCGCAGCAGGCGAGTGAAGCGGAGGCGAAAGCCAAGGCCGCCGCTCCGGTTGCGACCGCGACCGCCACCCCGACGCCCGCGCCTGCTGTGGCCGCCGGTGCGAATCTGGACCTGACCGCCGCGTCCGTGACGATGCTCGGTCTGATGCGGAAGCAAGCCGCCGAGGAAGCCGCCCGCATCGGTGCGATTCGCGAGATCGTCGCCGAGATTCCCGACGTGAAGGCCCGCGGTCGCATCGAAGCCACGGCCATCGGCGAAGGGTGGACCCGCGAAAAGACCGAACTGGCCGCGCTCAAGGAAGTGCGTCCGAAGGCCCCGAGCGGGATCGTCCACAACCACGATTCATCGCCGCAGGTGCTGGAAGCCGCGCTGGCCCTGTCGGCCGGTCTGGCGTCCCCGGAAAAGCACTACAGCGCCGAAACGCTCGACAAAGCGCAACGGCAGTTTCGGAACCTGGGCCTTCAACGGTTGCTCATGATCGAAGCGTGTGCGCGGGGCTACGTGTCCGGCCCGCACGAGGGCGTGCATTCCGGCAACCTCCGTGCGGTGCTCGAAGCGGCCTTCGGTCGCTACTCCGGGAGTCTCGCCGCGACCAATGCGTCGACGCTGTCCCTGCCGGGCATCCTGTCCAACGTGGCCAACAAAGAGATTCTCAGGGGCTACATGGAAGAGGATCAGACGTGGCGGGAATTGGCGACCGTCAAGACCGTCCGCGACTTCAAGCAGGTCACGAGCTATCGCATGCTCGACGACATGCAGTACGAGGAACTGCCCCCCGGCGGGAAGATCAAGGAAGGCAAGCTCGGGGAAGAGTCGTACACGCGGCAGGCGAAGACCTACGCGAAAATGTTCCAGTTTGACCGAGCGGACATCCTCAACGACGACTTGGGCGCCTTCGACGACATCCGCAACCGTCTGGGGAGCGGGGCCGCGAAGAAGCTGAATAACGTCTACTGGACCAAGTTCCTCGACAACGCCTCGTTCTTCACGAGCGCGCGTGGCAACTACATCAGCGGAGCGACGACGAACCTGGGGACCGACGGCGTGGGCCTCGGTCTCGGGTTGAAGGCGTTCCGCGACATGAAGTCGCCCAAGGTCAAGTCGAGCGACAGCGACAGCCAGCGATATCGCATCGGCGGGAACCCGGAAATCCTCGTGGTGCCTCCGGAACTGGAAGACACCGCGAACCGGATTTACCTGACCGACCCGGCTGTCGCCACGGCGGTGAGCGGAACGAACACGTACTACCGCAAGTATCGACCGGTGGTCGTGCCGTGGCTGTCCGATTCGGCCTTCACGGGATTTTCGACGACCGCTTGGTATCTGATGCGGGCGCCGCAACAGATGGCCGCGATGGTGGTCTCGTTCCTGAACGGTCAGCAGACGCCGACCGTCGAATCGAGCGACGCCGAATTCGACACGCTCGGGATCGTGTTCCGGGGCTACCACGACTTCGGGGTCGACCAAGCGGAATACCTCGCCGGGGTGAAGTCGAAGGGTGCTGCCTGACAGTCGCCCGTGAGTCGCGCGGATTGTGATTGACACGCCCGGCGGTCGATGGGATCGCCGGGCCCTCCAAGCCAGAAACAACCCCACGGGGAGAAACAAACATGCCCGAAGCGGATTCGGTATTGGACGACCCGAGCGTCGTCGAAATGCGGACGACGGCCGCCCTCACCGGTGGTCAAGTGATTCAACTGCCGGACGGACGTGCCGGTGTGGTGCTGCGGGACAAGGCGGCGACGACGACCGCGGACCCGGCAGCGGTGGCGGTTCGCGGCCAATACAGCGTGCCGAAGGCCGGAACGCACGCATTCCTCGACGGCGGCGAAGCGTGGTGGGACCACTCGGCAAACGTCGCGTTCATCCGTCGCGGCGACGACCGGGACTTCTACCTCGGGGCCGTGGTGGGTGACCACACGACCGAGACCGGGACAGCCGTGCTGGTCGACCTCAACGTCCGCACAGTCTATTCGGTCGACGCCCTCGAAGAGTTCGATTCGGTGGCGACGGGAACGGCTGCGTTTACCGGTTTCCAGGAAGCGCGGATGCAGGGTCGTTCCTGTGCCGAGATGGTGCTTACCTCCACCAACGAGGCACAGTGCGTCGATGTTTTGTCGACCGCATCGTTTGCGAAGGGGGCCAAGGGTATCGCCGAGGCTCGCGTGCTGATCGCGGCCAACGGTTCAACCAACGCGGTCGACATCAATGTCGGCGTGGCCAACGCGACGAGCACGACGGATGCGGATGCCATCGCGGAGTCGGCGTTCGTTCACATCGACGGCGGGGCGCTGACGCTCCTCGCGGAGTCGGACGACGGGACGACCGAAGTCGCCGCGACCGACACCACAAAGGCGTTTGTGGTCGGCACATCGTTCGACGTGTGGATCGACACGCGCGACCTGACGAGCGTGAAGTTCTACATCAACGGGCAGCGCGTTCTGTCGGCGACGACGTTCGTGCTGACCGCCGCAACGGGGCCGTTCAAGCTGCTCGCGCACCTCGAAAAGTCGAGCAGTGCAGCGACCGCTGGGCCGGTCAAGGTCCAGCGTTTGGTGGCGCGGACGACCGAGGCTGTTGCGGCCTGATCGACGTGACAACCGAGCCGGGGCGGAATCCCCGGCGGATGGCGCCGCAGGTTTGCCGCGAGGGACCCCATGCCCTTGTGCCCGGTCCGACTCCGGGGGTTGCTGCTGTGTTCCACCTTGGCGGGGGGTGTTGCAATGGGATGGCTCACGATTCTGCGGCTGGCTCTGGCCGCTTGGAAGCTGATCGACGGCTGGAAGTCGTACACGGGGGCCGGGCTGATCGCTGCGGGTGCCGTCGGCTACTACGCCTCTTGCCCGCGAGTCGTGATGGATGGCGAGTCGTCCGTGTGGCCGTCGTCGGAACTGTGGTTGATGATCCTGGGCCTCGGGTCGTCGCTCGCTGTGGCGGGCCTCAAGCATGCGTTGGAGAAGCTGAAAGCGGCGGTCGGCGCGGAAGTCTACGTGATGATCGCGCAGATTGTCCGGGATGCGTTCAACGACGCGGTGAAGCCCAAGCCGCTGCCCGATGTGTTTCACGTCTCGACCGAGATGGAACCGCCTGCCGGTGGCGTGGGTGTGCCCGAGGCGTTGGGCGGCGGGATGTACGCGACGCAGACGCCGAGCGGGGCCAAGGTTATTGGCACGATGGGCTGCGTCCTCGTGTTGCTGTCGCTCTGCGGAACGGTCATCGCCGCCCCGCCGAAGGCCGTGATTAACGGCCCAACGACCGGCACCGCCGGCGAACTGCTGACGCTGGATGCCTCGCAAAGCGAAGGCGAGGGCATCAAGTTCCTGTGGCGTGTTCAGCCGGATATCGCCGGACGCCGCCTGTTCAAGGTCTGCGACAAGGACCCGTCGCGGGTGTCAATTGCGAGCCTGCCCGGCGTCTGGTCGTACACGCTCGTGGTGTCCAACGCCGAAGGGGCTGACCTGCTGACGTGGGTCGTGACGATCCCCGGCACGCCGCAACCAACACCGTCCCCCCTGCCACCAAGCCCCCCAGTGCCCCCGGTGCCGACGCCGGGACCGTTGCCGGTGCCGCCGCTACCGCCGCAACCGAGTCCCCCGGCACCGGGGCCTGCGCCTACGCCGACGCCCCCCGCGCCGTCTCCGTCGAAATACGGCCTCGACACGCTCGTGACGCAATGGGCCGCGGGCATCCCCGAGGCGGATCGTCTGGCCTACGCGGGTGTGTGTGAGGGTGTGTCGGCTGTCATCGTCGCGACCCCAGCCAACTTCATCGGCAACCCGAACGAGGTCGCGACGAAGGTTTCCGACGCGATCAAGAAGGCGATATTCGACGCACGGATCACGCCGTCGCTCAAGCTGTTGGAAGTGCTCGGCAAGCTGTCCGTGTGGGTCAAGGCGCGGCAGCTATCAAACCGCGACGTTGCAACCGCTGAGCAATGGGCGGTCGTGCTGCGCGAGGTGGCTGTGGGTCTGCGGGGGGCGAAATGACGCGACGGACGCGACACATCGCGATTTGGACGGGGCTGGTTCTCGTCGTTGGCGTGACCCTCGGGGCCGCGCTGACGATGTGGCTGTCCGCGCCTGCCGTCACGCCGGAAGCGGTCCGTTACGGGTTGGTCGAGAATTTCGAGGAAGAAGCCGCGCCGATCATCGCCGCGCATCCGCCGTTCCAGCTTGTGGACGCGGAAGGCCGCGCGATCGTCCAGGACAACGCGAACGCCAACGTGCGGTTCTGGGAAGTGTGGGCCAAGGCCGGGTTGAACGTCCCGCCAAACTACCCGCAGCAGGTGGGGGACTGCACATCGTTCTCGGGCAAGAACGCCATCGAGAACCGACAGGGGATCGAGATCGGCGAAGGCAAGGCCATCCGGTTCCGGCAGGTCTATCCGCCGTTCCTGTACGGCGTCGGTCGCGTTCAGGTCGGCAAAGGCAAGGTGCGAGGGGACGGTGCGGTTGTCGCGTGGATCGTGCAAGGGATGCGCGACCACGGGATTCTGTTCGCCGATGACGATGGTGTGCCGCCCTATTCCGGCGAGAAGGCTCGGGAGTGGGGATTGAAGGGGCCGCCGCAACGGTTCTTGGACATCGCCAGCACTCGCCGCGTCAAGACGATCGCGCCAGTTCGGACCGCAGCGCAAGCACGGGACGCGATTTGCAACGGCTACCCGGTCCTCATTGGCTCGCGGTTCGGCAGCACGGACATCCGCGAACGCGATGGCCGGATGGTCGCACGCAAGAACGCCGAGTGGGCGCATGCGATGTGCTGCATCGGCTACGACGGGACGGGGGCGACGGATTATTTCTGCCTCCTGAACTCATGGGGCGAGTCGGCGCATCCCGCGCCGCTGCAAGGCGAACCGCGTGGGAGTTTCTGGGTGACGTTCCGCGATATGGATGTGGAAATCTGCCAGCCGGGCGACTGCTGGTCTGTGACGGACCTCGATGGCTTCGTCGAAAACCAGATCGACATCAACGTGTTCGGCGCGAACGAACGGCCCGCGCGTGCTGTGGCCGATGCGCGAAAGACGACCCTTTCATTCTGACGAGGTGCCGACGTGACCCGCCTGATTCTCGCCGTCCTGTTCGCCCTGCGCGTGCTGCTGACCGCCGCGTCCGCCGACGCGCAGGAGATGACCGTCGACGTGTTCGGTCCGTCGCAACCTGTAAGTGATGCTTACAAGTTGCCCGACGCCGCGCCCGCTGCCGTGGTTGAGGTCGCCGAGCCGATCACCTGCGACGTTTTCGGGTCCGGAACCGCCGACACCTGCTATCCGATCCAACCGCGCGAGGCGGGGCCGGTGGCGATTTCGGTCGACGTGTTCGCGATGCCGAGCAAGCCCGCGGCGCTGAAGCCGATCCCCGCCGACACTGTCCGCTATCCGATCCGCGACAAGGCGACCTGGTGGAGCGGATGCCCGAGCGATCGGTTCTCGGCGATCGCGCACCTGTCATCGGGGGACCACGCTGGGCTGTTCGACGCGGCTTGGCTCTCGACGCTTAGCCTCGAGGAACTGCAATCGCTGCACTCCGATCATCATGACGGCTGCGTTGACGAGACGCGGATCAAGCGTGCTCCGTTGGCGGCGATCAAGACGAAGCCGGTCGTCCCCGCGCCGCCGGTCGCGACGGTGCAGCAATCGACGCAACCGAACTGCACGGTGTTTTGGAACGGTCGCCAGTGGGTGAGGGTGTGCAGGTGACAACATACCGGTCGAACCGCTCCCGCTTGCGGTGACGTTCATAAGGGGCCGGTTTCAATATCCGTTTTGTGAACCGATGGGCGCTGAGTGCAGTGGCGGGAATCACCGAGAAGGCCCGCGAGCTTGAATAGCGCCCGCAGTAAACACCGGCGAATCGGTCGTCGGCCTGAGAGTGACGCATCGGCAACGTCGCTCTCAACGGAATGGTGTGCAGGTGAGCATGTTCAACCTCTTCAATCGCAACGCCGAACAGTCCGGACCGGAAGTCGCTACCGCCGAGCGGGATTGCCTGCGGCTGCTGTTCCAGATCATCCGGGCCGATGACTCGATCCCGCGACTTGGCTGGCCTATCGACTATGCCAAGGCCGGGGACGCGACCGTTGCGACGGCGCACGAGGGCTGGATAGGCCACCACCACAAAGCCATCGCGCACGGTGTTGGCACAACGAAGCTGGAAGCGTTGGAAGACCTGCGGGAAAGGCTGAGTGAGTTAGTGGAGGAGTGAACCGAAGCCCGTTTCCTTTGCCGGAAGGGGGTGATCCATCTCGGCGGCTGGATGCCAACGCCGAAGGGGGCATGACGCCCCCGAGTTTTTTGTGGTGAACCATGATCGTCCTCGCTCCCTACGTCTGGTCCGAACAAGGCCCTGTCGGCCCGTGCTGGATGCCGCCCGGTATCGGCGTGGACCTGCGCCGCCGGTCTGAGCAGTCTGCGCGTGGTGGTGTGACGGGCTACGGCATTTTCGAGGTGGCCGACGATGCGAAGATCGACGGCGCGGTTGAGTTCACGGGAAACGCGACTCGCGACCGGGATGCGTGGGAATCGACGCTCGGTGTGCGTCCGTCCGGATCGACGCCCGAGGAGATGCTTTGGTCGCACTTGATTGACGGAGACGACACGGGGGCCGATCGCGCGAGGCCGTTGCGGGCTGCGGGGCGTGACGATTTCGAGTTGCACTTAGGGGGGCGGAAGACGAGGAAGCTGACGAACGCGCAGAAGCTGGCACAAGCGGTGTACGTCCGCCGCGACCTTGACAAGGTTTTCGACGACGTTGAAGCCAGCCGCCTGCCGCCGGGGTTGCATCGCAAGATGTTGGCGATGGAAGCGGCACGGATGGGAGTCGACCCGGAATCACTCAAGAGCAAGGCCGCGCGATGGCGCAACGAGCGTGCGGAAGAACCGCATACCGTGCTGTGCTCGAATTTCCAAGACTTGAACGCCTTCGACACGATTAACGGATCGTGGAGCTTGTCCGCGAGTGCCGTCACGCTGACCTCGCCGACCGCGACAACCTGCTTTCTGCGGCATGTCCGGTCCATGTCGTCGAGCAACCATGAGGTGCGACTCAACACGGCCAATTATGACGCCGTGGGTAGCTCGATGGGCGTGATGTGCCGATGTTCGGCAGATGGGACAGCGGGAACTGTCGACGGCTATTGGGCCGGAACACATCAGGAAGATTTGCACACGGCGAAGTTTGTCGACGGTGTCTACACCGGTTTTTTTGCGGACACGAACGTCGTTTCCGGATCGCATTCGATTCGCGGAAAGTGCGATGGCAGCACAATCTCGGGCAGCGCCAATTTGAGCACGTTTACCCGGTCATTCACGGACACGACGTTTAGCTCTGGCGTCCGCGTGATGATGACGCAACACCGGGAAACGGTCGGATCGTCACGGACAGGGGCAGGATTCCGGGCGTTCGACGGCGGGTCTCTCGTTCCGACTGTGACAGGTGTTTCGCCATCGTCCGGTCCAACGGCTGGCGGGACGGCAATTGAGATCACCGGGACGAACTTCGACCTTGACGCCACGAGCACGACGGGCGGCAACGCCAATACGTCTGTGGTGGTGTACGACGACACGAAGATCGCAGCCGTAAACCCTGCCGGGTCTGGTGCTGCTGACGTTGTTGTGACAACGGCGGCGGGAAGCGGAACGCTGTCGAACGGGTTTACGTATTCACCTGCGGTTCAATCATCCCGCACGCTGTTGACGGAGTCGGGCTTGCCGCTGTTTGCCGAGCAAGGCGGGCGGCTGATGATTGAAGGATCGGGTTCAGGGGCTGGGGTGAAACGACTCCACCGCGCTTTTGTGGAAGGGTTCTGAAATGCCAGTCATCCGAGACCGGTACACGATCGGTGAGCATCGCCAATTTTCCTCGCTGAACACTAGCACCAACATCGCGCCCCTGACTTATACAGGGGCCGTTGAAGGCGTCTGGCTGCAAGCCGAATCGCAAAACGTGCGCGTTCGCTGCGATGGCGTCGCGCCGACCGCGAGCGTGGGGGCGCTGCTATACGCGGGCGATCCGCCGACGTTCTTCCCGTTCGCTCCTGCGGCGATCTACGCCATCGAGGTATCGGCCTCGGCGAAGATCAACGCCGAGTTTGTTGGTCCGAAGAATCCCGGCCATGTGGAGCGCTGATCGTGCCGACAATCACTGACCTGACCGCGCTGACTGCCGTCGATCGCGCGGACTATCTGCCAATCGTTGACGACTCGGCGGACAGCACGAAGCGGGCGACCATCGGAGCCATCTCCGACGCGATGGGGCTGGCGTCGATTGCCGGGGGGCGGCTCACGCTGACTTCGGGCGATCCGCTGGCGCCTGCCGTCGCCTCGGGATCGACGCTGTACTACACGCCCTTCACGAGCGACGTGATATCGCTGTGGGACGGGACGACGTGGGTGCCTGTGACGTTTACGGAGGCGTCGCTGGCGATTACGGCAACGTCCGGAAGCATGTACGACGTGTTCGGCTACATCAGCGGCGGGGTGCTCACGCTGGAAACGCTGGTGTGGACGAGCACGACGGCACGAGCGACCGCCTACGCCATCAACGACGGGGTCATCACCAAGAGCGGGGACAAAACGCGACGCCTCCTGGGATCGTTCTACGCCTCGGCGACCAACACGACGGCGGACAGCAATTCCCAGCGGTTCGTGTGCAACGCCACAAATCAGGTGCTGAAACGCGCCTTGGTGTCTGACGCAACGTCGCACAGTCACACGACGACGGCGCGGAACTGGAACAACACGGCGACGGGGACGCGGTTCGAGTACGCGACCTGCCTGCCGTGCAATCGCCCCTTCGTCTCGTTGTGGGCCGACATGACGCCGGGTGCGGCGATCACCGGAAGCGTGGGGCTGTCGCTCGACGCTTCGACGATGCCAGCGACGACGCCGCGTCTCACGTCGGTTGGCGTGCGTGTGGCGGGGTCTGCGGGCGTGATTCACAACGCCGGGACGAACATCGGCTACCACTATTTGCAGGTCGTCGAGGAGTCGTCGGGTTCCTCCACGACGTTCTCGTCATTCGTCATCGACGGACAGGTTTGGTGTTGACGTGTCCCGCTTCCACGACCAACTCGCCGCCGGACTCGGTCGCCTCCGCACTCACGCGGGGGAGACGGTCACGTACGCGCGCGGTGCGCAGTCCGTCGAGGTGACGGCGGTCGTCGGCGAATCGGCTCACGACAGCATCGACGACGGGATGCCGGTCACGGTGCAGTCTCGGGACTTCATGATCGCCGTGGAGGATCTGCTGCTCGGGGCCTCGGCGGTCACTCCGCAAGCCGGGGACCGGATCACCCAAGGGTCCGCCTTGTTCGTCGTCCGCGACATCTCCGGGTCGAACTGCTGGCGTTACTCGGATCACCCTCGGTCGACCTATCGGATTCACACGGTGGAGGTGGACGCCTGATGCCTGACCTCCAATCTATCGCCGCCTCGGTTGCGTCCGACCTCGCCGCCGCGTCCCTCGGGATGACGTTGACGGTCGCTCGCGCGTTCGATCCGGATGTCGAC